GTTGGATTTGCAAGAATTATTGACCTTTAATTTCGTCAACCTCATCTTTTAAATCTTTAATGGCTTCAACTAACAGTCCAATTAACGAGGCATATGCGACTGATTTAATCTTATCTTCAGTTTTATCTTCAATCACAACTTCTGGAATAACTCTTTCAACTTCTTGAGCAATTAGACCAATTTTTCTATCAGCAGGATTTGTTTTCTTATTGAAATATACACCACGTAAGTCTGTAACTTTTGAAAGCGCGTTATCAACAGTGATAACATTTTCTTTAAGTCTTTCGTCAGAGTTTGTAGTAATATCACCGGTTGCAGTAAATTCACCAGTTGTTGTATCAAAAGTAAATACCGCAGTACCGCCAGCTCTTTCTTCAATTCTAATTGATGTCGCTGTGGTCGTATCAGCATCCATTAAGAATGCGCCAGTACCTGTTTCAAATCCAAGTTTCATTGCATTACCAGTACCGAAGCCCATATAGACGTCGTCAGGTAAATTCATATCAGACGTAATACCAGTAAGGTTGCCAGCGGTTAATGTACCACCAACAGTCATGTTGCCATTAACATCCATGTTTTCTAAACTAAGTTCATCATCAGCAGATGTATAGAAGAAGTTTTGCTCACCACCTGGGTTAGGTCCTAGTGTGGCCATCAATGGTCGTTGGTCTGCACCAGCTTCAAAGAATGGAATGAATAATGCAGTATCTTGTAATGGAGAAGTATGGATGTTTTGTAAGTTACCAACACCACCTTCGTTACCCGGACCCTGTACACCTTGTAAACCTTGGAAACCGTAATCCCCTTGGATACCAGTAGTACCTTGTGAACCTTGGACACCAGCACCGATGGCACCTTGGATACCTAAATCACCTTGTATACCTTGAGTACCTTGTGAACCCTGTGCACCAAATCCTGTCGCACCTTGTACACCCTGCCAACCGTTAAAGCCTTGAGCGCCTTGGAAACCTTGAGTACCAGATCCACCAACTGAACCTGCTTCACCTTGTAAACCTTGCGATCCTTGGAAGCCTTCATAACCTTGAACACCACCTTCGCCTGACTCACCAGAAATACCCTGTGGACCTGATGGACCGTTATCACCTTGGAGACCAGTATCACCGATACCAGCCGCACCTTGGAAGCCCTGTACACCTTGTTGACCCGAACCATTTGGTCCTTGGAAACCTAATCCACCTTGGAAGCCTTGGAAACCGTTACCACCTTGGGCACCTTGATTACCTTCACCAGCTGTACCTTGGTTACCGCCAAATCCTTGGAAACCTTCAGAACCTTGGAAGCTTGCATACCCTGTACACCTTGAGTACCAAATCCTATTGGACCTGTAACACCTTGGATACCTTGAGCAGCTTGAGGACCTTGAACACCTTGGAAACCATCGTTACCTTGGAAACCTGCAGCGCCCGGAGCTCCAACACCTTGAGTACCTTGGAAACCCTGCATACCTTGGAAGCCATCGCCACCTTGTAATCCAAAGTCACCTTGTACACCCTGCGGTCCATCGCCACCAACTTCACCTTCGTCACCTTGTTCGCCGTCAGTACCTTGAGGACCAGTTGCTCCTTGGAAACCGGTAGCACCTTGAGCGCCAATACCGTCTAAACCTTGAAGTCCTTGTAATCCTTGAGTACCTTGAGCACCAACTGTACCAATTCCACCGTCTAAACCTTGGATACCTGTATCACCTTGAATACCAGTAGTACCCTGCAAACCAGTCGCGCCGAGGTCACCAGTTCTTGCAAATGTAATTACAACATCGAGTCCATCAGCCATACTTGTGACTGATCCATTTACATATGAACAGATTATGTTAAAGTAACCAGCAACTTCCTGAACACTAGTAATAGTGAATACCGCGAAATTCTCTGGTGCACCATTTTCAGACACTTTAAAGTGACCTTTGATAGGGCTTGTTGAATCATCAATAGTTCTAAGGAATGGTTGAATATCCGTAAAGTTATCATCTCTATCGTCCATATACAGGTTACCTGCAGAACTGAACGAAGCATTATTAAACTTAAGTGTACCAACACCTGGATCTGATGTAGCAGTATTTGTGCTGAATGTGTAATCAAAAGTAACACCACCAAACGAACCAGTTTGACCTTGAACACCTGATCCACCTTGTAGACCATCAGTACCTTGAGTACCTTGTGGACCAAGTAGTCCTGGGAAACCTTGAACACCTTGGAAACCAAGATCGCCTTGGAAACCGTCAGTACCTTGAATTGACTGTGGACCCTGTGTACCTTGATTACCTAAGTCACCTTGTAATCCCTGTATACCTTGTACGCCTTGAACTCCTTGAGTACCTTGTGGACCAAGATCAGAAGTAACAATAACTCCACCCATAGCAGCGTGGACAGTACATTGATAATAAAGAGATGCAGGAGCATCAAATGGTACTCGGAATATAATTAAACCACTTGCTGACGCATTACCTGTTACACCAGTATTATAAGCAGCTCCACCTTGAGCAACTCTAATTTCAAACGGGTGACCTGCCGCGCTTACATCAAAGATATAAGTAAATCCACGGATAAGGTGAATTGTCGGATCAGCAACACCATCAATTAGGTAATCACTTGTTCCATTGTTTGTTACGATAAACGTACGAGCGCCTTCTTGTCCTTGTAGACCTTGAGCACCTTGGATACCAGTAGTACCTTGGATTGACTGTGGACCTTGAGTACCTTGCAGCCCTTGTAAGCCCTGAGTACCCTGTAAGCCTTGAACGCCTTGTACACCTTGAGTACCAGCTGAACCGCGTGGTACAAAGTTAATTAATGTTTTGGCAGGATGTAATGTATCAATAACATCTGTTTGCCATGAATTGTTTGGCAATCCATATTGACCAACATAAGTAACGTCGAACCAACCAAATGTTTTTCCTACGCCATCCCATGTAAAGTTTGTAAATTCATATACAACTTGGTGGTGACCACCTGGACCGTTACCATCGTCGAATGACTCAAGAACAATTAAACCTTTTGAACCTGAACCTGCTGGTATTGTTTGTAACCAATCAAATAATTCATCAACGTCATTAGTATAATTACTTAAAGGAATATCATCAAGTGTTAAAACAGTAGCCAATGTAACATCAGCATTGTTTATTTTCCATTTGCTAGTTCCTGGGAATGTTGAAGCAGTTGAGTTATTAAGGAAATCCCACTCATAAGTTAAACCACCGTAATGGCCAACCGCACCTTGTACTCCTTGAGTACCTTGGTCGCCTTGTGTACCTTGATAACCCTGCAGACCTTCGCCGCCCTGTAAACCTTGGATACCTTGAACAGACTGAGTACCTTGAATACCTTGTACACCAACTCCACCTTGTAGACCCTGTAAGCCTTGAATACCTTGTACTGATTGAGTACCTTGAAGGCCTTGTAAACCTTGTGTTCCTTGGCTGCCTTGAATACCTTTTTGTCCTTGGATACCTTGCATACCCTCAGTACCTTGGATTGATTGTGGTCCTTGAATACCTTGGCTACCTAATATACCTTGGACACCTTGAACGCCCTGTGTTCCTTGGTCGCCTTGTAAACCTTGAATACCTTGGTCACCAGCTAAACTGAATGCAACCAGAGTAGGAAGCATAGTTGTAATGCCTGCTGATGGAGTATCAAGTTGAACAAAGTCACCTTTAACACCATCACCAGAAAGATAAGTAACATCTAATTCCCAATACCCAGTTCTATCTGTTGCACCTGTAATTTGGAATATTACATAGTTGCTAGGGGTATTACGAAGAGTTACTTTCATAATTCCTTTATTGTTAGTAGACACAGCCGCGATTGCAGTAAATAAACCTTCTAAGTTTACACCGTAGAAAGCTTCATCGTCAATCCATATTTTTGTAACTGCACTAAAATTATCTGCAGGTAAGGCTGCACCATTAAATATCATATCGCCTGTGCCCGGATCGGCTTCTACGATAGGATCTGTAAGTCTGTATTCTACTACATGACCAGCATCATCACCGCTAAATCCTTGGAAACCTAAATCACCTTGAATACCGGTAGTACCTTGAATTGATTGTGGTCCTTGCGTACCTTGATTACCTAATAACCCTTGGACGCCTTGGTTACCTTGAGTACCCTGTACTCCTTGTATTCCCTGCGTACCTTGCATACCCTGTACACCTTGGTTACCTTGAATACCGGTATCGCCTTGTACACCTTGAGTACCTTGGTAACCGCGGAAACCACGTGAACCTTGGATACCTTCTTCACCAATTGTGCCTTGTAAACCTTGAATACCTTGGTTACCATCAAAACCTTGAACACCACGGAATGAACCAACGTTAACCCATACCGCACCATCATAAACCCATAACTCATCATCGGCATTATCAATAACACCTTGACCAGTTACTGCTGATGGGAATGCGGTATTAAGAGTAGCTTGTTGGTCGCCACCAGCGTCAACATCAGTAACAGAACCGATAACATTAAACCCTGGACCGTATGTACCTTGAGTACCTTGTGAACCCTCGTCACCTTGAAGTCCTGTTGTACCTTGAATTCCTGCACCAACTGCGTTCCATGCTGTACCATTAGAAACATAAATTAACCCGTCGGAACCATAAGCAATGGCACCTTTGTACGGGGCTGGATCTAATTGAATAGGTACTGCTTGAGGAGTACCCTGTCCAATTACTCGTGAACCGCTAATTGATTTGAAAGCCATTATACATCATCCTCCTCGGATTGACCAAGTGTAAAGGATAACGTAGCATGTACTGCTAAGTTTGTATCACATTTTAGTTCTAATAAATCACCTGACTTAAAGAACTGACCATTAAGTGGTAATGGAATAGTATCATATCCTGGGATCTGTAAATTCCTAATTAAATAAAATTCTGAATTAATATCTTCCCTATGGACCCTTACATCAGCAGCGACTGTATTTGCTGTGATGTTACATAGAATGAGCGGTGAAATAACTTCACCAACGCCGGGTTCTACTGTTGTTGAACCACCAAAGACTAGCTCTGGTACTTCGTAGTTTGGTACCTCAATCATTGTCTGCCAGTTGGTTGTCAATGTAAAGGATTTGGCGACCGGCTTCGCGTCGGGTGCCTGTGTTGTTGCTATTGTGTAAATTGCCATTATAGAGCTGCCCTACTGTTTGATGCACGTCTTGCAAGTTTTCTAACTGATGAAGTGAATGGTCGACCTTCAATTCGACCTGTTCTACCGTTAATCTTTAGACCTCTTGCGAAGTACTGGTTATTTAATTCGTCTGATCCTGACCATCTAATTCTACCACCACCTTCTGATAATACAGAGGCATTAGCACCGATTGCCGCGCCAACGTTTCTGAAGTTCAGAGGTAAGGCGTTTCTGTTAACACCTGCCGAAGCACCGTTAAACTGGTGAGCAATGGACTCAACGAGTGATCCGAAGACCAAGAAGTCTGGTCTAATAACACTTTCTGTAATAAGATTGTCTATCAATTCGGTTACCATTGTTGAGTGATCCACATCAGGAGCGATATTTGTATTTATATAAGTTTTCATGCGCGCCCATGCGCCAGTGAATGAGTCAAGTAAATCAGTATTGTTATTTCCTACTGTATCCCAAGTAGTTCCATTCCATACATATATAATACCGGCATAACGATTTGCATTGTTATCTGTAGGAACAATATAAGCATCCCAACGTTTAACATTAGTCAATGCATTTCTTGCCGCAACATTTTGTACTGTACCTTTAAATCTTAACTTACGCCAATCAGCAAATGTATCCGGTGCGTTAAACACTGGGAATACATGTTGAGCATCGATATTAAATAATGCGCCAACGAAGCTTCGTGATGCCTTATCGGAACCAACAGTTCCAACAACCGGATCAATAACTCTACCTTTGAAATCGTTCATAAGAACTTTAATGAGGTTACCACCATCACGATATGTTTTCGGTAAGTCGATAAACTTATATTCAGAAGTAATAAATCGTTGTACTTCTCTTTGTAATTTGTTTCTGTTATTGCTAAGAATATCCTTAGCAAAGTTGAATGTCTTATCAGTTTCCCATCCGAAGTTAGGCTCTTCTTTTGGTCCAAGTGATTTCGGTGTGTTATAGAACATTACGTTATGTAATATATCACCGAGTCTTATAGCTTGAGCCTCTTGAGTAGTTGTACCTAATTCAGAACGTATAGCTTGATTTGGTAACTTACCGATAACAACTTGACTTACGATTTTACCAAGTTGACGGTATGCTTTTGCTGTTGCAACCCTTGTATCCTCAGGAATACGTAATTCGTTATTCCAATAATAGAAGTCTGCGTTCCAATGAGTAGCTAAGTTACCACCATAGTTAAGATCCCAAGACATCGCATCAATAATATACCCTGCGTCTCTGCGACACTTAGCTTTAGAGTAATCAATAATTGTAAATGTATCTTTAAGGAATTTAGTAACATCATCTGCAAGTTCGTCAAGGTTATCATCAATAATTTTTGAAGCTTCGATTTTACCAGCATCAACCCAGCTTGTGTCAGGCTCAATAATATCTGGTAGACCATCGATGTTATCTCTTCGTATTGCATCTTCAACGATACGAACTAGATCAGCAACCTCTTCGCCTTCAACTGATGTTGCCGCAGTTATTGATGTATCTTGTGTTGTCCAAGTTTTAACTGCTTTCTTCAATCCGCCTTCAGTTGCACTTACGAATGTATGAGCACCTGAGTATGTAGCCGCTGCGCCAACCCACATTGTAATTACATTGCCATTAACATGAAGAATTGGACAAGGTGTATCGTAATATGGATGATGCGCCTCAGGTACCGCGTGGTCAGTTGGACCAGCACCATTATCACAGTTGAATGTAAAGCTTAAAGGTTCAAACGATACATAATCACCAATTTCTAAACCGTGGTCTGCATCGATAGTTGCAGTAAAGTAACCTGTATCAGCGTCGTATGTTGCATCAGTTGAAGTAAATCCTCTCTGATATGCAGTTTCATTTTGAACAATTGATTTAACAACCCCAGCCATCTCTGTGAAGAAGTGAGCAGTCTGTTGTCTTTGGTCTGCAGGTAATATTGAATGAGCGCCTTCGAAGTATAGACCCGCAGTCATTATCATTGCATAGTTAGTTGTATAGTTAACATCGTGTGATATAGCATCAATCATTACGCCAACATCTCTACGACATTTTTCTTTTGAGTATGATATGCCATTATATTCGTTAGCAATATGGATTTGTAAATCCTTCGCCATTTGAATTGAGTTATCATCAACTGCATTCTTAGCAACTAATAAATCAGATTGTACCCAAGTTAAGTCAGGATCAATTCGTGATGGAATATTTGCTGGGCTATTATCATCAGATACTTTTGCCAACATAGTTGCTAATGATTTTGCTTCATCTGCAATTGTACGTCTAGCAGCTCTAAATTTCATCTCTTGTCTAACTGTGTTACCAGTGATATGAGTGATTGAATTTAATGTTGAACTTACGAATGTATGAGCACCGCCACCTTTACCGTATGGAACCTTGCCAACATTCATAGTGATTGTTGTACCAGTCCTTGACAGAATTTTCATTGGTGCGTTATAATATGGATCACCTGATTGTGGGCTTGGGTGTAATGCAATATCGCCATCTAATGAACATGTAAAGTTAATGCTCTCTGGTGCAATCATCACATAATCTCCAGTTTTAAGATTATGATTTGCTATAGTTGCAGTGAATACGCCAGTATCAGGATCGTATGTTGCAGTTGATGGTGTAAACTTACGACCTTCTTTACGTGGTACCATTTCGTTACGAGTTACCCAACGAACTACCTTACCAAGATATTCAAATGCTTCTCTTGTTGATTGACGTTGGTCAATTGGTAGAATATTTACCGCATTTTTGAAGTAAAGTTCAGCAGTACCATGCATTGCAGAGTTACCACCATATTGAATATCGTGAGAAATTGCATCAACAATATAACCTGTATCTCTTCTGCATCGTGCTTCATCATACTCAAGGTAATCGAAGTTATCTCTTAGGTATTGAGTAATCGTACCTTGTAGATTATTTTTACGTCCTTTGATTAATGTAGCTTCAGGATCGTATAAGTAGTTTTCAGCGCCAACAGTATTTGTAGCAATTTCAGAAACATCAGGCATATTGATTAATGAGTCGTCAGCAATTAAGTCTCCAACTATTTTCCATAATGATGTAATATGCTGAGCGATTGGAACAGTAACTACACCGAATGAGGTATTTTGAGTAACGGTATTACCAGCTGATCTACCTACTGTTTGTTTCAGAACAATTTGACTTGCTACTGAACTTAAGTGAGTATATAATGCAGCGGTCGGTGCCCTTTGAGCTGAACTCAATGTGGATAGACCATTCTCAAAATATAGTTTAGCAACATCAAGCATCGCAGTATTTGACTCGTGTTGTGTATCGTATGATACCGCGTCAACCATAATACCTGTGTCACGTTTACATTTATTTACATCATATGATAATCCGCCGTAGTTTGCATTGACCCATGCTGTTGCTTCTTCTTTTAAAAATTCTCTATTAAGTTGAAGCGCTTGACGAGCAAATACGTGGTTATCAGAAATTTGACCATCACCGTAGTTATAGTTTGTACCATCTGGTGTGTAATCATTAATCATAGATGTAATAATGTTATTGAAGGAATCCTGAGCTCTAGTAAGTGCTACACCG